TATCAATATATTTTAAATGCGTTACCGTTATCAGGTTCGGCCTGGCGGGTTCAAAAATATCAGGAAAAGCATCAAATGTCTGCGTCCAGGTAGTAGTTATATAACTTCGGTTTTGCCATTGCTCGCAAAACTTACGGGCCGTTGTTATCAAGGCAAATATCTTTTCATCCTCCGCTCCGCCAGTATGTATATATTCATCCCCCGTAAAAGTCTCTGCTACATAAGCCTTTGTGATGGCGATAACATCAGCCGTTGTATTGCTTGTTGTAGTGTAGATACCATCCTTGTCGTCTGTTCCGCTTACAATAATCCGTGTACCCCCTGTTTGGCTTTGGCCGTGCGAAGCACTCGGCAGCCCTGTTTCAGCTCCTGCGTTAAGACTCGTGGCTACACCGCCTGCATCAAGCTGTAACTCCGTGCCATCCGTCACCCTTAAATGTAACCGGGCCTCTTGTAATGTTACCGGCTCCGCCGCCGGGCCTGTCGTTTCAACTAATCCGTATCTCATTATACAGCGTCCTCTTTTAAGATTACCTCGACAAATACTCCTGTAGGAGCTGTACCGGCCCCCGCCGTTTCATTGATAACAGCCTCTAATACATCTCCAACAGCCAAAGCGGTTGTTCCTATAACCGCCGAAGCCAACTCGTATGCCGTTACGCTTGAGTTTAAAGTGATATTAGTTGTCAAAATAGTAGTTCCGTTTTTATGCAGGTCAATATCTACAACCGCCACTCCTACAGGTGCTACTATTGCCCCGGCTTTAAATGCGATAACCTCGCCCGTTGTTCCGTAAACAGCGTGCAAAACTATGTTTTTATCAACGATTGTTGTCGCTTCCGGGTCAGCAAATAGTTTTTCGTACTGATGCTGTAATTTTTCCGCTCCTATAGCCGCCGATGAATTTACCATCGCATTGGTCACGGTTCCACTCGGCAATGCAGCGGTCTTGCTTGTTAAATTTCCGTTTACATGAACATCGCCTTCAATTCTCGATGGAGTTGCCATAATTATTATCTCCTATATATTCTTTTGTTTTAAAATATTCAACTTTGGTAAACAATGCTCCGGCAATCCGTCTTTCCTGATTTCCGTTATGTATTTATGTACAGGTTGCCAGCCATTTTCTAATGTATCGGGATAAGTACACATAAGTTGCATGTGCCCTATTTTGATCTCATTTGCCAAAAATACTTTATGGTTTTCATCGTGCATGTGATTCCAAAAATAAATATCCTCGTCTAAGCGGTTTTTCTCCCATTTACCTTCGCTGTTCGGCACACCCAAAAACCAGGGATGACTTAATTTCTTTAACGCCGATACCCGCAAGATAGTCAGGCCGAAATGACCTGTTACTATCTGTGTCAGCGGCGTTGTGAACCTCGTAGAATCTACGGGCGGATGCTCCATCCCTTCCGGTACTTCCTCCGACCTAACCAGACCCGCCATTGCACACTCCCCTTCACGCCTTATTTGTACCGGCAAAATAGCGTCTATGTCCGGATTGGTTGTTATCAGATAATATAAATATAAAAATTGTTCTTTTGTAAAATACGTATCGTAATCAATCGTTAAAATAAATTCCTTACCCTCGTCTATAACTTCCTGCATACTTCGCGTCAATATCTGCCCCCAAAATACACCCATACCCTGCCGTAAATTTATCATCATTGGGGCTAAAGTCTGCATCGCACAAAACATATTATCGGCAAAAGCCAGTCGGGGCATACTCATTACTGCACCGATTTTTGAACAATCCACCTGTGTTGTTATCGATGTTCCGTTCTCTGTTTCTTTTCTGATTACTTCAGGTGTTTCTTTAACTTCGCCGTTCGGTTTAAAGCCCATAAGATTTAAACTTACCGGTAAACTTGCACAATCCTGTAATTCCGAATCCCAGCTTTGTATTTCAGTTAAACCTACCTTCGTCATCATCTCCGTCAAAACCGCCTTATCATATATACTCCTGTGATAATCGTTAATGTCCGTATGGCCGCCCATTATATAACCTACCGTATTTATCGGAGTTTTTTCTGTGTATGACCGGCATACAAAATCAAAATCCGGTACAGCTATTTTCATTACCCCGCCCGGCTTTAGTTTATCAAACCAGTGTTTCAATACGATTAAGTTTTCGCCGTCTGCATAATCAAAATGTTCCAAAATATGCGATGCCCTTATCTCATCAACCGAATCATCAGAATAATTTAACGGGTAAACTTCATCCCCGGTTTTGCGGTCGATATTTACAAACCCATCAATAGACGTATCGCCCGCCCCTAAATTTAGCCTACACTTCATATCATCAATTTCTGTTTTTACCTCTGTTTTTGTTTCCATAATTTTGTCCTTTGTCCTTTGGTTATCACTAACTTTTAAATACGCCTTATCCACGAAGATAAGATTGTGGCCCGGTATATCAATTAACGAATATCCTTTCGCAGTTCCTAATTTTATTAACGCCTTATAACCCGCAGGCTCATTACTTCCGTATTTTGGTACATAATCATCATCCGTCGTTTTCCTCGAATGCTCTATTATTACTATCTTCGGCCTTAACCTTATCAATCCATTCCAAACATGATACTCGCCGCCATCTAAATCCAGACTTAAAAGCTCAATCGATGCAGGAGCGTTACGCAAAATCTCGTCTAAACAATGCCTGCCGTTCGGCTCAATCTCGATGTTTTTGCAAATACAGTTTTTGTAATCTTTGGTGTTCTCTATTAACTTTTTAAATTCTACTTCGTCCTTTTCGATTAAAACCGCCGTCCAGCCATCCTCAACAAACTGCCTCGTATTACTGCAAAATACGCCGTCCGCCGCTCCCACTTCGACACACCATTCATTTGTTACGCCGATCCGTTCCGTTAAATCCCTCGTAATACCATCTTCGCCGAATTGACTGTAGCGATTCGCGGCTTTATTATGAATTTCCTTCCATAATTCTTTGGATATTTCAGTTTGAAATTCGTACTCATCGTCTTTCATTCAAAACTCCCTGCCGTGTAAATATCCTCTATGCTCGTTATTAAAATCCATTTTAGCCAATAACGCCGCTCCGATTCGTAATTTATACTGAACCTGCATATCCATCAAAAGACCTAATACATCAGCAAGCTGTACCTCTATACCCAAAAACTCTTTTACGTTTTTATCCGCCTTGCGACCATCCCTTAAACACTCAAAAGATTCAGTTAATTCGCTATGTGCATGAAGTATCTTGTCAGCTATCGATTTATCAGGTTCATTAAAGCCCTGTTCGGTCATTAAAGCGTTTACCTTTTTTGCAACCTTCTCGAAGTGATAAATAAAATGTTCATCGCCGCTAAACTTTCCCTGCATTTTCGTCCTCCTCCCTGCTGCCGTAACCTGTTGCAATCATAGTATCTTCGTGCAGCTGCCAGAACAATTCCGTATCAAACTCGGTAAAATCTATCTTATAGTCGCTATGTCTCGGCTTAAACAACTGAGGCCAATGCTTTCGACATTCCTTTTGCGGATTATCAAACTGTTTTTTGACGGGCATATTTATATATTCGCTTATCCTTGCCGCCTCTGCATCAGGTTGCTTTACCATATCTTCGAAATGCACAATTAAAGTCTGTGGTCTTTCGTATGGCCGCCATACCCGGTAATGAGTTGTCCAGTCCATAAACGGTGATGATTCTTCGCCCGTTATTATTTTATGAACCGCTTTACCCCAAAATCGGGCCAAACCTGATATAGCGTTACGCCCGTCACGTATAAGGTATATACAAGGATTATTATCCAAGGGTGCTTCATGCGTTTTTATCAGAAATAGTTTTTCCTCATCTGCTGTACACAACTGATAATGTCTTAGACTCCATTTTTCCGCAAAGTTTGCACACCTTATGCCGAATAAAAAACCTAACTCCGGTTCCTGATACTTCGAGTATGTACAAATCTCTAATGTATCCTCTATTAACATTCTACAAAGAGCCGAGCCGCTATGCGGCCATCCCGCTATCCAAATTATCATAATATTTGTCCTTTTATTTTTAGCAACCTTTGGCAGCCGATGCCGAAACACCGACCGCCAAAGGACAAATCACTACTAAATCACTACTAACCTGTAATTACCTTTGCAACCAGATTCGTGCTCGTATTACTATGAACCGTAATACCCATCTTTTTTGTCGTTGTATCCGCTGAGATTTTAGCTCTCGTCAATACAGCTATAGATGCAAATTCCAACGTTTCCGCCGACATGGTTGCTATTAAAGCCATTTTCTTTTTACGCTTTGTCAAATCCACCTGAAATTCAAAGACGCAACCCGCCCCGGTTTCAGCGTCCCCGGGTATTACAAAGCCCACGCTTGTACTCGTTGCCGTACCTCCCGTAAATGCCGCAATCGCCGTCATGCTTGTTGCAACCGTTACGCTGCTATGCTCTACAAGTTTAACTGTCGCTAAATCTCCGCCATTCGTCGCGTGAGTCCCAACAATCAAGTAAATATTAGCATGGTCGTAACCGGTTTTATCAAAGACGAGCGTATGAGAGGCGTTGGTTGCTACTGCTGCCGCTGGTTGTGATATTGCTATCGCAGCTCCATCAATATAATTAGCCATTTTAAATCTCCTATTTTAATTCTTTGTTTTAACGTTCAACTAATTATCGCTTTTAGCTGGCTTTGCTCATCAGGGCGATAACCGGCCCGGCTGTCGATGAATCACCAACGTCATGCACGTTTATATCAAATCTCTCTGTCCCTCTTACCGCAATCTGGTCATCTTCAAAAACGTTGTCCGAACCTATCGTTGCAGAGTCGCTAAACGATATAGTTCTCGAGCGCCTATCACCGAACATTGAAGATAAAGCAAAATCACCCATCAGCATAAAGACCTGGCTGTTTGCGTCCGCCTTTGGCATAGCATTGCTAAACATTACAGGGTATCCCCAAAGCTGTCGCCGGGTCAACGCCTCTATTGTCTGCACGGTATTGCCGCCTAATGCTGAAAGTAACCGAACAACAACATCAAAGTAAATGAGCCTGTTCATAACGATTTTTGTATTCGGGTTATCAGCGTAACTTGGCAGTCTTGCAACGAAATTAACTAAATCCGTCATAGTCGTTTCGCTGAAAAGATTGCCTGTTGATACCTGCAATCCGCCGCCGCTCGTAGTTCCAATTGCGTCAAACTTTGCCTCGTAACCCTGAATGCCGCCGTAGGTCGTCGTGCCGTCTCCGATAAATAAGCATTTATCTTCCTTTTCGGCAAATGCAATCGCAATCTCTCTAACAAGATCATCCGCTACGTTGATAATCGCATCTTCGTTAAGCTCGTTTGTTATTCGGGTCAATGCGGTTAGTTTTTTCGCTGTCAAGCTTACGTTATCCCAGCTTTTTGTAGATTCAGTTGCAGATACACTTTCGCCTGTAAAAGTCGCTGTCAGGCCTCCCGTTCTACGCGGTCGATTCAAGGTATCGGTAGTCATCGGGGTTATTCGGCAAAGCTGTCGTGCCAAACCGTACTCCAGAATCAGTGATATAATATCACCATCAAGTTGTGTAGGCACGAGATAACCGCCGGTAGTATTTACAGCTTCTTCATGCACCGCTTGATAACCCAAACCAATATCCTTACACCATTTCTGTGAAGGTTTATGATTTAAAGCACCGAGCATCCATTTACCGAAACGAAACGCCCGCTTCGGAGCATCAGCACCAGAGAATCCCCTGAGATTGTATGCGGTTCGACAAACAGCGGGCAGTTTAATATCCGCCGCATCGATAAGTAAACTTTCCGGCTCTGTTACAGCATCCGGTTCCTTTTTATCTTTAGAAAAATCTTTAATAGTTGTCGATACATCAGAACGCTGCTGCTGGGCCTGCAACTTTTCTAAATTCTTGACCCTTTTCTCAAGGTCATCGTTGCGAACAACAAAGCCGTCAAACTTTGTCTGTTCATCTTCCGTTAAATCACGGTTATCCTCCGTTTTAGCAAGCTGTATCAAAACTTCCATCTCCGCCGTATTTGCCTGCATTTGCTTTTGGAGTTCCGCAATCATTTTTAAATAATCCATTGTAGTATCCTCTCAATTAAATTACATTTACATTTAACGCAGCTACCGCCGCTATATAATCACCGGCTACCGCCGTTGTGAAAATTCAATTTATTTTACACCTCTTTTTTTCCATTTCTAATATCGCCCTGTTACGACGGGGCGTTCCCGTTCGCGGTGTACCTGCAAGGCGTTCGATTACTGATTGAAATGTAGCTATCCTGTCAACCATACCCATTTCGACCGCCGCATCCGCTCCGACTACCCTGCCTTGTCCGAATCCGTTTATTACTTCCGATTTATTTACGCCACGATTACGGGCAACATCACTAACGAATTGGCCGTAAAAATCCTGCAATCTTCCCTCTATTGATGTCTTTGCCTCCTCTGTAAGCGGCTCAAACGGATTGCCCTCACCCTTAAACTTACCCGCCGTCATAACAGTTGTTTTAAATCCCGCCTGTTCCTCTGCTTTGCTATCCTCTGTATGTACGGCAATTACGCCTATCGAACCTACCTCGCCCGATGGTGTTATTACTATCTCATCAGCCGCCGAACCGATCCAGTAAGCAGCCGATGCCATTAAGCTGTTTACAGTAGCTATAATTGGCTTACTGCCCCGCGCATCAAATATCTTTTGGCTTAGTTCCTGTACACCGAATACATTGCCGCCCGGACTGTCGGTATCTATTACAATTGCCCCGATTTCATTATCTGCAACCGCAGCATCAAACCACGCCCCGAATTCATCTGTAGAAACACCACCGCTAATATGATTCATCGAGCCTATCCGCTGCGATATTGTTCCGACTAACGGCAGTAACGCTATTTTGCCTTTTATGTTTTTTGCGGTTGTTGCAACTTTAGTTTCAATCTCGACTTCCGCTTCGCTAAAAAACCCTACACCTGATTTAGCCGATAAAAACGCAAGTATGGCATCTAATTTTTCAGGCATAATCGCCCAAACCGTACTGCATACAGCATTAATAATATTGGGATAATTAGTTTGTTTCGCCATTTTTAGATACCTCTAAAATAAAACTTTCGTTAATGATTTTTATTATATTATCAACCCGCTTCATATCACCCCAAACCATGCAGTCAACAATCGTATCTGCTGTCTTTTCATAATCAAGTTTATCGCCGCTCGCCTCTGTGTAAGATTCGTAAATCGGTTTTAATGTTTTTGCGATATAATTACGGTGCTTTTTCATGTAAGTTTCACACCACCGGCCCTCTTTGTTGTTATGTTTGTTAAATGTTCTTGTTTCGGCCTGCGATATTCTCGTCGCCGCGTCTTTTATCAAAACGCCAAACGGCTTCGCCCCAAAATTATTACTTGGCTGTGTTGTCGGTATAGGCTCACCCACGATTATCAAATTGGCGGGATATAAGTATTCATCCAGACCTTCCGCTGCGTTCATATTCTCCAGCCGTCTTACTTCGTTCCGATTCATCCAGCCCCACTGTATAGATTTTGCATAAGCGTTAAACCGATTTTTAATATCGCCCCGCAACAAGGCATTAAACAGATATTCTGTAAAATACTTTGGATCGCTCATCAACAAATCTTTATCCACCCGCTGCTGTACCC